CAGAGAAGTCCCTTACATGGTAGAGAAAAACGGTTACTTCATAACGGCAGTAACCCAAGCGTTGGGGCCAGTGGGAAGCTATGCCGCTAGTGTAGAGGATGCTTTTGGTTTATTGGAAGACGGCAAGTATCTACGTTTCACAGAAGCGTTATTGCCAAGCGCACTTGCTAACCCGGTTAAAACCGTTAGATATATTATGGAAGATGGAGTGCGAACCAGAGATGGTTTACTACTACCTAAAGACTTGAATGCAACGAACACAGCTTTACAAGTGCTCGGGTTTAGCCCTGCTGACATATCCAATATGTATGAGCGGCGTGCTATGACATTAAACTTCCAAGCAAAAGTAGTAAAACGTAAAAAAGCTTTGTTAGATAAGTTGTACATAGCAACGGAAAACGGAGATGTATCCGGGATGGTAGAAGCCCAACAAGAAATAGCAGAGCTTGGTACCAAGTACCCAGGGTTAATCACTCCCACCACCATAGAGAGATCGCTTAAATCTCAACGCGCTTACCAACAAGATTTAAATAATGAACAGTTAAGGTTGGTGCCAGGTATAGAGGACAGAGTGAATAGAATGTTTTTGGACGAAATATAATTAAATTCTCCATACCCGTATACCCCGCACCCCGTCTTCTATAGTTACTTTAGTAACCACTTTGTATTTAAGACGTTTAGTCTCAGCAAGTAATATCTTCTTTACTTCTGAAGCGTTTAGGCACGGGATAAAAAACGACCAACCCTTCTTAAATTTTTTCCAGTTTATCTGGTACTCCACCTTCTCTATCTGCATCGCTATCTGACTGATCCACAAGGTTATTCATCTGTAAAAATTCAGGGTGTGAGGCATCGAATATGCAGCACCGCTGCGAGGGTGCAGTTATAGCCATGCCTTTTGATAAACGTTTGTTGTCTGATTTTATGTAAATGCCACGCTGCTTTAAGTCTTTTATAAAGTCATCGTAGTTAGTCTCGTCCTTGAGTAGCTCTTTTCGTAGCTGTTTCACAGGTATAAAAATCTTGTTGGTGTCTGGTTCCCACCTTACAAATATTTCGCCAAACTTAGGCTCAAGTTGCGGTGCAGACGGTAACGAGGTGCGCTTGTCCACTTTGTCGTTAACTATTAACACTTTGTTTAGGTTCTGGGTTATCAAGTCTCCGATAACAGATACATAGTTATCTACTGGAGCCGTAGTCTCTTTACGAAGAGTTAGTAGTATCTCTCCGGCTTTATTAAAGATACGGGGCATATCAAAATCTATAAGCCCTATGTTGTTTGCGATCATTCCTCCGACTATGTTAGCAGCCAGAACAGCAGACCAGTTTCTTTCACGCTGTGTTAGTTGTAGTTCCTTGTCTATCTTGCGTTGAACTTTTTTGATAAGAATCTTAACGTCTTCTAGGTTGGATAGAACCCATTGCATGTAAGGTTCTATGGCAAGTCCGTGATTCTCGTTTAGCTGTGTGTCAAACAACTCTCTCCCTTCTTCAACCGGTATTGCGTTTTTAGAAGCCGGGGGTACGTTCAACTCTATGATCCGCATCATCTCACCATCGGCTAAATTCTTGTATGCCATAAGCTTCTGGTAGAAAGACGAGTTAGAAGAGGTAAGCGTTATCGTGCGCCAGGTAGTGTCGTTGTCCCGTATCGTATTGACATCGTTTCTACCTTTCTCTTTTCCTTTCCCTTGTGAACACTCGTAAGCAAAGTCACTAAGGTCTTCTTTAGTAACATTACTAAGCTCATCTATGGTTCTAACGATATTGTTAAGCACCCCCAGGTAAGTCACACGTCCAACCACAGTGTCTTTGGGATTACCCAATAGGTACTCAGGGTGCCCTGCTATACTATTAGCAGCGCGCAGTACAGTAGTTTTACCGGTACCCGCAGTCCTGTGCACCAAGTTTATAATGGCACCTTTCTGCCCTGTGAATTTCAAAAGTGGTGCACCGAATCCAGATAATGCTGCGAATGCCTGAACCTCTAACCCCTCTCGATTATAGGTGTTAAAAACTTCGCTCCATTTTTCTAACGAACCCCGTGGTTGGAATCGTGATATAAAAGGTTTGGTTATCTTAGAGGGAGGTGTGTGGTATACACCATCCACAGTAATCTCTCTATCTCCTACGACAAACTTAGTGTCGTGGTCTGCCCATCCAAATTGCGTTCTCATAACTTCCGATTTCTGTCTCTCTTGCATAAGTTGAATAGATCGAATTACATATGTATGTAACCTATCGTGATTAACAGGGAGAGTGACTACCCCCTGTGCACCCAAAAGCCTGATTAAGTCTCGTTTTTCTAGTCGATCATTGTCTATGGAAAACTCACGTATGCCATCGTTGGGCGAATGAAATACAAATACAGACACAAACTTTTCAGTGTCGTACATTTGTTTTTTCAGGTAAAACTCATGCTCGTACACTAGCTTGGCATCGTCACCAACCATTGTGTACACGCCACCGTTCTCTCCTTGAAAGTAGCCTTCAAACCTATCGACGTGATTGTTCTTCGCACGCTTGATTATTTTTCCCAGTTCAAGAGGACGAGTTATGGTCTTCCTGTGTGCACATCCTTTGCACCCATCAGGATTGTTCTTCCTAAACTCTTCACACGAATGTGGCCCTTTGATACCCAGGACTTTACGCTCTACTGCATTGGGATCGTAATCAGGGTGGCCTTTGGACACTGCGTGCACAGCTTTGTCAGCATCAGAGCAAAACTTGGCAATGGACAAAGCGTTGAACCATCTAGGTTCTGATAAGGTAGCCCTGTTTATCAGACAGTCTTTAAGTTGCAGGCAGGGGTCTTCCCTACCCACTATCTTAGTAAACTTGTAGTCCTTGTTTTGCTGTAGCTTTTCTTCCCACTCACTGCGTTCTACCGGTCGGGCAGTCTTTTTCTGAGCAGTTGCGCCAGGGTCTACTCCTAGTAAAGCACGTATATCGTCAGGTGCATGGCGTGCGGTGCTAGCCTGCACTACTTTTACTAGCCTAGGAGTATCCTGCTTATGGTTGTATGTACCTGGGACTCGCAATATACGAGCAGCATCGTACACGTTAGGGTCAGCGTAGAACTCTTGTATCTTGCATATCTGCGCTAGTTTGTCCGCTATGGGTTGCCAACTTTCGGTAGGCACCTCTTCGGTAAAAGCCCAGTACACATGCAGACCATACCCAGAGCTAACGATAATCGGGTCAGGCAAATCCACCGTTTCACAAAATTCTTTCAGTGCTTTGCTGCCTTCTCCCCTTGTGGCATAGCCCTTGGGCAGTCCAGTGGAGGATTCTATTTCGGTGGCCTTTTCTCCACCACAGTCTATGTCGAGCCATATAGCTCCCAAAGACTCTACGTTTTCTACACGCCGATTACCTTTCTCTTTTAATTTACCGAGGGCAAAGTAAACATCCATCCCCGCCGCAGAGAGTTCCTGGGCTATGCTGTTTGCCTCTTCTAAGCTATCAGTAAATTTTGGTCTTAATCTACCTTTGTCTATACCGACCACATTGTAAATGCCGCCTTTCGGAACGACATGTTCTATGAGGTCAAAGTCTGTCATTGTTTGTATTCTGCTATTATCTGCTCAATTAATTCACATAATTCTTCGTTAGGTTCATGCACACCCACAAACCAGTTATAGACAGTTTGCCGACTGACCCCAAGTTGAGTGGAAACTTCAGTTACAGGCACGTCATGTTTGATACATATGCGCCCTAGTTTCACACCCAACAAGCGGCCATCAGCCTCTTTGTTAAGCCTGTCTATACGTGTTGTATAGCCGTAGCTCATCAGTCCCCAGTGCCCCACTCTGCAATAATATCTTCAATATCATCGTCATCGTCAGCTTCAACTTCTTGCTTTTTCTTGCGTTTGACCGGCTCCTTTACTTCTTCAGGCTCGTCTTCTTCCTCTACACCGTCAAACATATCTTCTTCGGTGGTAGGTTCTTTTTCTACTGCTGGAGCAGGTGCAGCAGCCCCATCAAAAACAAACCCTTCCTCTTCCTCAAACTGCTCGGCGGCAGGAGGGACGTAGGGGATATACTTGATTACCTGTACTTGCTTCAGACGCAATGTAACTCCACACTGCCCTGCAAAATTGTACGGAGACAGTGCGAAAACTAAATTGACGATACTACCTGTAGTCAACTTGAAGTTTGAAGGCAGAGGATTGAGCTTGGCGTCAACCAAAGCGGGAGGAGACATCACCTCACCGCCAAGCACCCCAGACAACTTAGTTTTAGCTATCTTGTTGTCACCTTCTGCGACTATAGGGTTAGCTTTACCGATGGATGTTTTGAATGGGTTTTTAGGCTTTGCAGCCCAGCCATCTTTCTTGCCATCTTTATATGCTGCGAATATAGCTTTACCTAAGTGATTGCTTTGCTCCGCAGTCATCTCGAACCACATATCATACGCAGCGCCAGAGGCTGAGGGGTCGCACGGTGCTGACCTACCTAACTTTGTATCGAAGTGGTAAGTCTGATCCAGACGGGGGTAAATCGCTTTGACGTTCTTTATGTAATACTCATTAGCCATATAGGTTTCCTTATCTTGTTTATCAGCAGCTTCAATAAGCCGTTTTACATCTGCAAGCTCTCCCTCGATAAGAGGTCGAACTGGTTTGAAATACACTTTGTAAAAATCCTTGTAAGGAGCTAAGTATATTTCTGTAAGCACGCTACTAACGTGCTCACCGTTCCTAGCAAGATGATCTTCATACTTATATAAAGTCATCCTGTTATCTGCCTTTGAGAATAGACTTAACGCATTAAGTCTTAACTCGTAGATAGATTCTGAGTCAGTGAAAGCAACCTTTATCCTAGTAAAGTATTTGCAGGCTGCTCCACCGTGTACGGTCTTTATGCTCCGTACACAATCCAAACAACGGTTTGCTTGTTTAGTGTCTGGAGGTACTTTCTTATCAGGAAAGTCACAACCAATAGACCAACAACTTAATCTAGTTCCTTCATAGTAGTTTCTTGATAGCGTACCGCCGTCTACTATTATTACCTGTACAGATCGCAAAGGTTCGTAAGTATCAGGGTGCAAGAAGCACCCATCCCGCATCTCAAGCTTCTTCACTTGTTGGGCGGCTTACGTACAGATATGACGTACTTACGATTTACTTGTAGGCCAGGGGGCGCTATATCTGGATTGGCTTCCAAAAACTCTGCCATGTTTCTGTTAGATACTCGTCTTTCTAACAAATGGAAAGCTTTGTGTTCTCCAATAAACTCGTGCATCTGATCCCAATCACTTGCCCAGTAACTGGTGTGTACTCGTCGTGTTATGGTACCCGCAGGCGTTCTCAAACTATCTATGTTTTGCTCTTCGCAAAGCTCATTAAACTTCTCGTTGATCTTTTCTTGTTTAGCTTTTAGGCTTTTTATTTCCTCTTCTTTACTCTTTATCGCTTCACGTAGCTTTATATAAGCATTAGCTAATATGTCTGGCGTCTCTTTCATTACTCCTCCTTAATCAAATGGGAGAAGTAGTTTATCAATGTTCTTTACACTGTCAAGTATTTAATTCTTGTTTGTACAAATCGACTATCTTGTGGTGGTGGTCTATGTTTGACCGCAACATCTTGTATAAGCGTGTCTCAACTTCACTACCACGTATATGCACAACGGTCATTGGATTGTGCTGTCCTGGCCTGTCAATGCGTGCGTTAGCCTGTAGGTATGTCTCTACGCTAGTAACAGGAGCGTACCATACCACTGTGTTGGCAGCGGTAAGCGTCAGCCCGTGCGATGCAGCCTGGGGCTGGATAATGAGCACCCTTATCTTATCGGTCTCTTGGAAGTCCTTGATTATGGCATTGCGTTTATTCACCGAAACCTTACCGGAGATTATCTCGCACGGTATTTTGTTGGTTTTCAAAAAGTCATTTAACAATTCTATGGTATGAGTAAAAGGTACAAACACCAAGATTTTGTTCGATGCTTCTTCAATTACTTCTTTTACTACTTTCAAACGATTCTTTACGTCGAACTCTATGACTTCTTTTTCATCAGAGTACACAGCACCGCCAGATATTTGTAGCAGCTTGTTTAAGTTAGTAGCTGCATTAACGGAGGTAACCTGTTCACCGTCAGCCTCCATCATCATGCGGTCTTTCAACAGCTTGTAGTAAGCAGCTTGTTGTTTGGTTAATGGAGCTTCACGCTCTACATGAGTGACCGGAGGTAAATCAAGACATTTGCTCTTCTCAAACCGAATAGCAGGTTGTAACGCTTCGTGCACCGTCCTGTCTGCATCTGGCTTAGGTCGCCACGTATACTGCGTTATCTTGTTCATCACTTTGTCCCTGAATTGGCCAAAATACTTAGGCACTCCATCAGGGTTGACTAGTTTTGCCAGACCGAACGCATCGACCGGTGATTGTGCTGCGGGAGTACCAGTAAGCATCCACAGCCAGGGTACATCTGCTACTATGTCTCGCAGTGTTTTCCATCTGTTAGTCTGAGCATTCTTGTAAGCGTTAGCTTCATCTACGACAACCATATCAAAGCCACCATTTAGAATCTCGTCCTTGACTACGGCTACACCATCAAAGTTTATAATTACAAACTCCGATCCTGCCGCCAGTATTTTTCTACGTCTGTCGGATGTACCATGCGCTACGGAACAACTGCGGTGCATGGCGAACTTAAATAAATCTTCCTGCCATGCTGATTTCATAATAGACAGAGGGCATATGACTAGCACCCTATTCACAAGTCCCTGCTGCATAAGATAATCAACTGCCCATATAACAGATGCGGTTTTACCTGTACCCTGCTCGTTGAAACAAAAGCCCTTCTTATGTAGGGTCAAAAAAGAAGAGGTCTTCTTTTGGTGGTCGAAGGGTTCGTATCGCCCAGTAAACTGGTAGTCGCGTGCCATAGGAGACGGCACTTCTTTTACTTTCAATCTAGCTAGCACCTGAGACTCTTTCAAACCCCAGGGTATAGCTATCTTGTATACGCCCTTTTCTTCCTTGAGTATCTTGTAATTCTTTACTCGTTCGGTAATCAGATGGGGACGTTTTGTCTTGAGCACGATGGCTCTATCGTTGACTACTCTCACTTCTTTTTCTTACGCTCACGTTTACTGATTTCAGATACTAGATTACCTTTAGAGTCCCGTTTGAAGGATCGGTTCCGTGATTTACTCTCTACTCTAGTACCATCAGAGTTTTTACCGCCTTTATCTAAAGCTTTCTTGTGAGCTACATCCTTGCCGTCACCTTTCGTGACCTTGCCTTCTCGCATTGCTTTGCGTCTAGCAGCATTACGCTTGGCACGTTTCTTCTTTTGTTCTTCAGTGCCTTGGTAGTTCTCATATTCTTTTCTGTAGTTGCGTTTCTTGGTTGGCATCTCTACCTCCTGTTATGTTCGCAGCTAGTAACCGGACAGAACGCACACAGCGGGCCGTCCACAGGGTTCCATACACCTTCATTACCAGCTACTTCAATACGTTCAAGTGCTTCGTCAAACACACCGATGTAAGATTTGTACAAGTCTGCGGTATGCTCTTTGGTTACAAACTCGTTACTTATTACAAAAGACAACGCGGACTTTATTTTCTTTACCTGGGGGTAGTTTATAAACACTGCACCTGCTAGCAAGTCCAGTTGTTTGGTGTCTGCATACTTGGCGTTTTTGCTTGTCTTGTAATCTACTATGAAAGCTTTCTCACCATTTAGTATAAGAAGATCAGCTATGCCCCTGTACCAAACATCGTCCCCCCAAAACTTTGTTGGTGCGAAACCCTCTTCCGTCTTAGCTACACCAAGTTTTATTTCGCAATGTTTCTCGCCCTTTATGTTGTTAAAAGCATCCAGAGTGCTTTGCATAAACTGGTATTCTTTCGCCAGGGGAGTGTTGTCCCTTATATATTTTTCAGCAGCCTTATGTACTCTATTACCATACCTGGTTGCTGCACTACCTGTATCTTTAACGTCTTTTTTGACGTTAAGATGGTAATACTTCTTAGGGCATTGCTTGAAGGTATTGACCCTACTGTAAGACCAAGCTGTCACAGTCTATCCTCGTATTCGCTTACAGGTGGTACACCCGTAGCTGTTAGTTTACCTTTTTTAACAAGAGCAAGACGATTAGCTTCCTGTGCAGCAGCTATTTCTTTTTTATTTTGCCCAGTGTACGGAACCGCCAATCGTTCTTTGATAAGGAGTTTCGTAATAAATCCTTTTCCCGTTTTGAAC